TGAAGGTACGCTTGACTTGACAGACACAGATAGTATTACTTGTACATTTGGTTTCCAATATTTAGGCTAATAATGGCTAAAAAAAAGAAATATGAAAATGGAGGCAAGAAGAAAGGACCATCCCATGCCAACGGAGGAATCCCTATTGAAGTTGAAGGGGGAGAATATATAATTAAGAAAAAATCAGTAAATGCGTTAACAGAACCTTATTTGGAATATATAAACCAACATGGTAAATTACCTCCAAGTAATGACGCAAGAAAAAGGAGAAAATAATGCCAACAGTAGATGGAGAAAAATTTGATTATACAGCAGCAGGAATGGCTAAAGCAGCAAAAAAATCAAAAAAAACAGGTGAACCTATTAAATATGAAAAAAACGATGCTTCTAAAAGAAGTGTACAAACATATGCAGGTGGAGGAATGACTGGGTATAATGTTCCAATGTATAAACATGGTGGAAAAGCTAAAACTATGGAGCATAAAGCTAAAAAATCAAAAATGTCTGAAGAAGAAAGATTAGCTGGTTTAGAAAAACTAGGTAAATTAGTTAAAGCTAAAAAATCAAAAATGAAAAAAACTGGTAAAAAGAAAATAACAAAAACTTTGGCAGAAAGAGAAGGCCTTAGACATGGAAGTGGAGAATTACCGCCTGATTCAGGAAGAGAATAATATAAATGAGAATTTATTATTGTCAATGTGGAGTAAGAACTGAAGTTCCAAGTGGTAAAGCTAAAGAATGTAAATGTGGTAAAGTATTTGGTACAAGTGGTAAAATATCCGATTATATAAATATGAGGAATACTATGAGTGGAACAACACAAGTTGAATTTTCACAAACAACGATTGACAAAGATATAGCAGATAGGAATAATAGATAGTGGCTAATTTTAAAACAAGAATAAGTGACTTAACAAATTTTGCTTCAACTGATGACACAGCTGTAGCAGATTGGCTTAATGAAGGATATAGAGAGCTTGTTAATACATTTCCTCCTAATCTTAAAGAATTGTGCTATAGTAATCTTAAATTTACATCAACTCCTGAAGGAACAGAAATAGAATCCATAAGTACTTCTAAAATAGGTACTGTTTTTGCTCATGATTTAGAATGTAGGCAAATACATCCTAAACATAAATATAAATCTGCAAATTCAAGCAGTTACTTTTATGCTACTTCATCTGACCCTGTTTATTATATTGAAGGAAGCAAACTTAACGTATTACCTTATGATAGTCCTGTAACTTATTATTATGTAGCTGCACCATCTATAGCAGAAACAGATTCAAGTGTTGATAATTTTCCAGATGAAGCTGAATATTTACTTGTATACTATGCTTCAATTAAAGCATTACAAAGACTTATGAGTGATTTAAATACAAATTCTGACATAACAACAGCATTGACTTATGCAAAAGCTGGACTTGACCAAGCTGAAGCAGCATTAGATAAATTTGAAGCAGTTGATGGAGATTCTGTATTTGGAGATGAAGCAACTTTTTTAACTGCTGATTCTCAATTAGCTCATGTAAGCGATGCTTTAATTAAAGCTCAAAATTTAATTGATGGAACTACTGTAGGTGGCGACACAGAACCAGAAAGTGCCCAATATTGGCTTAATGATGAAGATACTGAAATGGTTCAAGCAACTTTACAAACAGCTCAAGCTGAAATACAAAGAGCTCAAACTTCAATACAGCATTGGGTATCTATTGGAGATATGAGAGCAAAACAAGCTAATACAGCTCTAGCAGAGGCAAATGGATATATTTCAGAAGTAAATACAAGAATGGCAAGAGATAATCAAAAATATCAATGGTATCAAAGTCAACAAATGAAATTAGAACAAGATTATACTAAAGGAGTACAAATATTAACTTCTGGTAATATGGCAGTTCCTCAACAGAATCAAAAAGGAGCATAAATGGCTAAAACATTAACAACAGCAAATGTTATCGAGCAAATAGAACATTTGTTTGGAAGACAACCTGAAAAATATATTATAAGGTTAATTAATGAAGCATTACTAGATATAGCTTCTGAAAAGCAACATTATACAGTATCAGCTAGAAGAGATTTAATTGGTCATGATAGATGGTATGCCTTAACAGATGATGTTATTGATATTATAAAAGTAGAAATATTAGATAATAATAATAGATATGTTAAAATACCTAAATTAGCAGACCCTCATAAATTACTAAAAGGTGATACTGATATAAATAATGACGATTTAACTTAGGAGAATTATGTCAAATAGAACATTTCCAAATACTAATTTTGCATGGTTTAATGATGACGATAGGTTAGCTATAGTGTGCGATGATTTAGGAGGTTCTTACTGTAGTTTATCTGCATATGACAATAAAGCTGATTGCGAAGCAAATGGTGGAACTTGGAATGTCGCAGGAAATACAGTAAAAGAAAAATATGACACCTATCAAGGGGGTGATGTCACTAATGGAATAAGATTAACATTTCATTCTAAGTATGAAGAAACAACGGCAACTACTGATGATTTAAAAACAACATGCGGATTAGATAGTGCACTTCATAATGCTTTAGTATGTTACATTAAAGCAAGATTATATGAAGATAATCAAAAATTTCAAGAAGCACAATATTTTAAACAAATGTATGATACTAAAGTTAAAACTCATAGAAGTAGAAAATCTGGAGTTAGAGTATTATCAGTTCCTAAACTATAAGGATATAAATGGCTGAATCTTGGAGTAAAGAAAGTAACACTAAAGCAAGTAGTAATGGTTCTACTCAAGATACTGGTTTTGTTCTTGATTCTTTAAAATCATTTATAGTTCAAAACTCAAGTCTTGCAGAAATATTTAAAATAGATTCTTCTACTGGAGGTAATATATCTTTTGGAGAAACAACTGATGGTAACGATAGAATTATTAAGTTTGGCCATGGAACTTTAGAATCATGCATAGGCATTGATGATAGTCAAGATGTATTTGCAATTAACACAGATGCTTCTTTTGAAGATAATAATGATTTTGAAATAAATGCATTAGGAGAAATATATTTAAAAACAGGTACTATAAGAGGAGGTCTTTTAACATTTGAATCTCAAACCGATATGGTTTTTCAAATTGATTCTGATAATAACGGCACAGAAACATTTCAATTCAAAAACGGAGAAGGAACTGAAATTGCAGAATTAAGCGAATCTGGGAATTTACAAATTGATGGAGATTTAACTGTATCTGGAAATAATATATCTAGTTTAGATGGCTCTGTATTTGAATTCAATGTATCTAATTGTACTCTTGCTGGAGATTTTGCAATTAGTGGAGGAGATTTAGTTTTTCAAGATTTCGCAGATTCAAATAGAATAACATTAACTGGTGGTGGAAATGAACTTAAAATGGAAACATCTTCTACACAATATAATCAAATATTTAAAATAAAAGCTATACATACTGGTGCTGATGATTATGTTGGAGATAGTGGTCTTGACCCTTACGGAGATGCTAGAGATGTTGGAGTTGTATTTCAATGTCAAGATTCAGGTAATAATGTGATATGGTCTAATCAAATAGATATGAGTAGCCATGGAAAACTTGGAACTGATGAGTTGGTTTGGGATTACGGTACTGAAACAGCAGGTGGTGCCACAAGGATGAAACTTAGCAAACATGGTTGTATAATAGCCACAAAACATTTATGTGTATCAGGAGGAAAAATTGGAAGTGCTTGGTCAGGAGGGGCTGCAGACGACGATGTATCAGGCGATGTAAGTATGGCTGCATCTTTAACTGTTCCTGCAAATTTAACTGTTTCTGGTAATTTAAGTGGAGCATACGGAGAATTTACTCAACAAGTCACAATAGAAGAACCAATAACTAATAATACAAGTTGTTTGGCTTTAAAAAACCAAGCTTCTGATAGAGACCCTCAAACATGGTCAGGTATAACAGGATTTACAACTGAGTCAGGAGATGCGGCAGTACTTGCAACAGTTGCAGAAGCACAAAAAAGTGTTTTATTGTTAGTTCAAGAAGAAGGAACTATAAATTATAATTTAACATATGCAACAAGAGAAGCTGATAATGATGTAACAATAAGCGAAATATCTTATCATGATATAAGAAGTGCAGGAAATTCTTCTGCAGGTTCTAC